CAGCTGATTCAGGAAGGAATAGTAGAACGGGATGACCATGGTGCTGTGCTGGTAATTGCCAGTCTGCAAAACTATTATCGGACGCAGACAGGCGGAACAGACGGCGATGAACTGGATTATATGGAAGAGAAAGCAAAACACGAGAAAATCAAGCGTGAGATTGCAGAACTCAAGTTGGCCATGATGGAAGGAAACGCTTACAGCGCAAAAACAGTTGAATTGGTCATGACAGAAATGCTGTCAAACCTGAGAACACAGCTTCTAGGGTTACCAACAAAACTGGCTCCTCAGCTGGAAGGGAAGAAAAAAGAGCGGATTTATACTATTCTGACACACGAGATAGAAGAAAAGCTGTCTGAATTGAGCGAATACAGTCCAGATCTGTTCATTGATGAAGAGGTGGTGGATGATGATGAAACATAGACTGAAAACAGCTAATGAGCTATGGAAATACGCATCTATCCATGGATTAAAGCCGCTGCCAAAGACGTCTGTCAGTGAATGGGCTGATACATATCGTTATTTATCACAAGGTGTCTCAGCAGAGCCTGGGAAATGGAGAACAGAACGGGCAGAATACCAGAGAGAAATCATGAACGCATTCACCGAGCCTGGTATTCATCGGGTCATTGTTAAATCGGCGGCACAAATCGGGAAAAGCGATATCATGAATAATGTTATCGGTAGGTTTGCCCATCTGGATCCGGCCACTATCATGATGATACAGCCGACGATTGATATGGCTCAGGACTACAGTAAATCACGTATTGCTCCCATGATACGTGATACGCCGGTGCTTAGTCAGATTTTCTACAATGTCAAAAGTAAACCGGATAACCAGACTGCAAAAACCCGCGATGGAAATAATACAATCCTCAGCAAGATATTTCCGGGCGGGAGGCTTATCATGTGTGGGGCTAATAGTCCGGCCGGCCTGGCAAGCCGTCCCATCCGCATTTTACTTGCGGACGAAGTAGACAGGTTTCCGGATAGTGCCGGAACAGAAGGTGATCCGGTCGATTTAGCGGCTAAGCGTATGACGACATACTGGAATCGCGTTATGGGGCTTTTTTCCACCCCGACCAATGAAGGGAGCAGTCGCATTGATTTAGAGTACAATGCTGGCACCCAGGAAGAATGGCAGCATGCCTGTCCAAATTGTGGAGAATGGCATCTGATACGGTATATTGATATCGTCACCGATGCGGATGAGTATCAGAGTGCTGACGGGGCGAAACATGTTGTAGTAAAATCGGTAAAATGGAGATGTCCGGAATGTGGGTTTGAGTTTACCGAACGACAGATGAAAAACGCCAAACAAAAATATATAGCGAAGAATAAAACTGCGGTGCAAAATGGCATTCGCAGTTTTTTTGTCAATGCATTCACGTCTCCGTGGCTGAGTTGGAACGATATTATGCGCGAATGGCTGGAAGCCAAAGGAGATCCGGCTAGAGAAAAAGTTGTCGTCAATACCCGATTTGGGGAAAGTTATCGAGTCCCAGGGGCATTTGAAGATCATGAAATTTTTATGCGGAGAAGAGAAGCCTATGGTGCAGAACTGCCAGACGGCGTGCTTATGTTGACTGCAGCTGTCGATACACAGGACAACCGGCTGGAGTATGAAGTGTGCGGCTGGGGAAGCGGTGAAGAAGCTTGGGGGATAAAGAAAGGCATCATTTTAGGCAAGCCGGACCAGGAATCAACGTGGAATGAATTAGATTCTATATTAAACCATACCTATACGTTTACTGATGGAACCGGTCTAAAGATTTTACGGACATTTATTGATTCCGGCGGGCACTATACAGGCAGTGTATACCGATACTGCGAGCGAAACTTTGCAAAGCAGCGGTTTGCTATCAAAGGGTATGCGAACAGTCCTGGAATACCGCTTAACTACAAAATAGGTAAGGCCCATAACACTCAGATTCCGCTTGTTATTCTGGGGGTAGACGATGGTAAGCAACAAGTCATGAACCGGTTGGCAATCAGTCAGCCAGGACCACAGTATATGCATTTTCCTTTGGATGAAGATGATACAGGATTAGCAAACCGGGGATATGACGAACTGTATTTTAAAGGGATTATCTCGGAACACAAACGGCGGATAAAAAAGAATGGCGTTATTCGTGAAATATGGGAAACAACCGCTGGTGTACGCAATGAACCTCTGGATTTGAGGGTATATAACCTGGGATGCATGTACAGTTGTCATCCCGATTGGGAACAGATGACAGAAATACTTTCTGCTGCCAAAGAAGGAAAATCGGTAAAGACGAGACTGGAAGTGCCAAAGAAAAAGAGAAAAGCAAGAAAAAAAGCAAGCAAAGCAACTGATATATGGTAGGTGGTGATGGAATGAGCAATACGGTGCAGAATGAACGATTAGCACGATATCTGAAAGCAGAAAAAGCGGTCCTTATGGGACAGTCATATACGATTGGTACACGCACTCTGACTCGTGCAGATCTATCTACCATCCGGGCAGCCATTGATGACTTGATTGCCGGCGGTGCCCAGCTAGATGGGGCGGAATCGGTACAAACAGGAAGAGCCAAAAGAATTGTCTTTTTAGGTTAGGAGGGCTAAGGCTACATGAGAAAAAAGAAAAAAATGGAATCAAAAGCGAAGGCGAGAATGCCGACGAAAGAAATTACCAATAGTGGCTATTCGGAGGGCGGGGCGTCCCATAAGAGTAATATTCTCAAGGCATACCGGCCAGTAAAATATTCGTCTAAAGCAGACATCAACGCTAATCTGTATACGCTTCGGAACCGCAGTGCAGATCAAGCGATTAATACGCCAATTGGGTCGGCAGCAATCAATACCAGCGCTTTGCATACGATAGGCGTTGGTCTTCATGTATTTCCGCGCCCTAAATTCAAGATACTGGGAATGGATGCCGAGACAGCGCGTGACTGGTCGAGAAAAGCCGCTCAGGAATTTGATTTATGGGCATCATCTACAGCATGCGATATATCTCATCGCAACAGCTTCTATGATTTGCAGGATATCAATTATACGGGGTATCTCGTAGATGGAGACGCTTTCTGCCTTTTCCGGCGCAAACCACCTACTAAAGACTATCCCTATTCATTGCGGTTGCAGTTACTAGAAGGAAATCGGATTAGTAATCCTTTGGGGCGTGACTATTATGGGGTAATGGGCCCCTATGCTGTAGAAATGGCCGCACCGACTTCAGGGAATAGAATTATATCCGGAGTCGAGATAGACATGGATGGAGCGGTTGTTGCATACTGGGTGTCCAATAAAGTACCGGGGGATCCAGTCGATGTAGGACGGGTAGCAGACTGGGTACGTATCAAAGCGTTCGGCGATATATGCGGCATGCCGAATATGGTACAGACATGTCACGATACCAGGCCGGAGCAGTATAGAGGCGTACCGTACCTGGCTCCGGTAATTGAGACATTGAAGCAGGTCAGCCGATATACATCAGCAGAACTTACAGCAGCTATTGTAAAATCATTTTTCGCATTATTTTTTACAGAAAGTAATACCAGCGGTGCGACATTAAATGACATTTTGGGCACAGCCAGAAATGATGATCCAATGGCGCCCGTTATCGATGTTGACGAATACGCATTGGGGCCAGGTACAATGAACGCCTTGCCACGAGGCGTAGATGTAAAAAGTGTTGATGCGGCCAGAAGCATGTCTACTTTTGACACATTTACAACGAAATTGCTGGAAATGGTCGGAAGCGCGATTGGACAGCCGTATGAAGTGTTGATGAAGCACTTTACCTCATCCTATTCGGCTTCAAGGGCTGCATTGCTACAGGCCTGGGAAGAGTATAAACGCCGGCGTGTCTGGTTTGCACGCGATTTTTGCCAGCCAGTATACGAAATGTGGCTTGCTGAAGCGATTGCCATGGGACGGATTGAGGCGCCAGGATTCTTTACGGATCCGCTAATCAGGAAGTGCTGGTGCAATGCCAATTGGTATGGACCGACAATGAGCATTCTCGACCCGCTCAAGGACGTAAACGGCAGCGCTTTGCGCACGCAGTACGGATTGAGTACACGGGAACGGGAAGCGGCAGAAATGACCGGTACAGATTTTGAGGAAAATATCGAACAACTGGCATATGAACAACGGCTGCTTGAGAAATACGGCATTGCCAGGGGCGGTGAAAAAACTGGGGATGCTGGGAAAGGAGAAAAAAAGACAAATGAAGGAGAAAATCAATAAATTTTGGAAATTTGTTAATGAAGCGGAAGGGAATACAGCAGAACTGCTGATTTACGGAGCTATTGCCAGCCAAAAACCATGGTACAGCGATGATGATGATAGTGTCTACCCCACACAGTTCCGGAACGATTTAAAGGCCTGTGGCGGGAAGAATCTGACCGTCCGTATCAATTCCGGGGGTGGGGATGTATTCGCGGCACAGACTATCTATACCCTGCTGAAAGGGTATACAGGTGACGTTACCGTACACATCGACGGTATGTGCGCCAGTGCGGCAACGCTGATTGCTTGTGCGGGTGACAAGATTGTCATGCCAAGGAATGCCTTGTACATGATTCACAATCCGAAAACGTTTGCGTTCGGTGATTTTGGTGCGGACTACATGCGCCAGACGGCAGATATCCTGGATACAGTTAAGCAGACCATCGTCAACGTATATGTAAGTAAGTGCAATGGGGAACTGACTGCGGAAGAAATCGGCCACATGATGGATGATGAGACCTGGATGACAGCAGATGAAGCGGAAGCGTACGGCTTCATTGACGAAATTGATGATTATATCGTCACGGCAGAAATCAGGAACAACATGTTATTCATGAACGATATTGCTTATCACGGTCATGGTGATATCCAGAAGATTTGTGAAATGATTGGAGAGAAAAAGCACATGAAAAATAATGATCTTGTAGCAAAAATTGCGAATGTACTAGGCATCAGTCCTGCAGAACCGGCAGTGCAGGGAAACCAGGCAGAAAAACAACGTATTGCCGGCCTGGAAGCACTGAAAACGGACAATGTATATGGTAATGCAGTCATTGACCAGGCTATCAAAGAAGGAAAGACAGCGGCGGATGTGAAGTCGTTCATTGATGCGGTAAACGCAGTCGAAGCACCGAAGAACGAAGCAAGTGAAGCATTAGACAGCATCCGGGCGCTGATTGAAGATCAGATGCGCTCTGGAAGTCAGGAGGTCAAGCCAAGCCCAAAGGCCGGTATGGGAACGAGCAAAGAAAATCAGAAAATGCAGGATATCAATGATGTGGTTACGGCTGCAAACAAGATGAGAGGTGTTAAATAATGGCAATCAAGGAGACATTGAAATTTACACATGAACAGATGTATGGCGGGCCAGAAAAAGAAATTCTAATGGCTAATGTCACCATTACGCCGGGGACGGGAATGGCAAAAGGCACGCTCATGACAATTACAGGGAAAACAGCGGCAGCAACGGCTAAAGATGGTAATGCCAATGCGGTTTTGGCATATGACATCGACGAAAAAGCAACGACAGCTACTGTATATGTATCAGGACGCTTCAACCGCAATCAGCTTCATGTAACAGCAGATGGAGATACGGTAGCTGCGCATGAAGAACAGCTGCGGGATTATGGGATTTATCTGACTAGCAATGTGTAACTAAAGGAGGAATGTACAATGGCTATTGATTATAGAGACACAATTTCGTTATTACAGGCTATGGAACGCATTACACCGCCTGCCTCTTTTCTACTTGATACGTTTTTCCCGGTCATTCCGCAGGTAGCCGTACAGACGCGGATTGCCGTAGAATACCGCAAACGCGGCCGTCGTCTGGCTCCATTTGTAACTCGTGGTGGGAAGGGTATCAACCTTAATCGGGAAGATTCCAAGTTGGACATCTATACACCGCCGATGATTGGGCCGCGTCGTATCCTTGACCCGGATATCGTCAATGAACGTGGCTTTGGGGAAAATATTTACAGTACCGTTACGCCGGCACAGCGTGCAGCTGCACAACAGGCAGAAGATTTGGTGGAACTGCAGAACAGCATCATCAATCGCAAGAGCAAGATGGCAGCGGATTTGTTGCAGACAGGGAAGTGCGATATTTACGGATATGCTGATGATGGGCAGACTGCGTTATTGGATACGGTAAGCTATGATTTTGATCATACAGTTGTGCCCAGTACCAAATGGGATCAGGCGGGAGCCACTATTTTCAGTGACATCAAAAACGCCTCGGAAATGGTACAGGAAGATGCAGGATTAGTGCCGACTATCATGGTATGCGGTAAAAATATCGCAAACTATATGCTGGGAAATGATCAAATTATGAAATGGCTGTCTGTACCATTAGCCAGTAATTTGTCTCTCATGAGCATCCAGCCGTCTATTGTCAGCCCGCAGGTTATGCGTATTGGTGTGATTCAGGCACTGAATCTCGAAATTTATACCTATGCGGAAACCTATGTGGATGATGATGGCAATGTGCAGAACTTCCTTGATCCGGATACAGCCATTCTGGCGGTACCTGGCAGAGGACGGCAGCTTCATGGTGCAGTTACTCTGGTCAATGATGCGGGCAATGGTTATGATACGTATGCCGCCCAGTATGTACCGTACTATATGGGCTCCAAAGAATCCCAGCAGGTCGCACTGGCCATGTACAGTCGTTGTGTGCTGGCCCCGGAATGCGTGGACGACTGGGCTGTTATCAAAGCCAAATAGGAGGTAGTACTATGGACATTATGGTAATGCATGGAGCTCTCAGTGCAGGCAATAAACTGTACCGCACAGGCTCTATCGTCAGTGTTGATGATGCCCTGGGTGAAGAGCTGATTATGCACAGTCCGGATCAATTCTGCCAGGCTGTAGGCAAGGTGGAACCAGCTCAGGAAACACAGCCGGAAGCAGAGCCGGCCAAAGACACTAAAGCCAAAGACGAACCGAAAGCAGAAAAAGAAGTGGGCCTTCCTTCCGCTGATCCGTCCGCAGCTATCCGAAAATGAGCGAATTTAAAGACATGGTATCGGCAGACCTCGACATTTTTGTAAATGGCGATGAGTTTGCCGAAGACCATGATTTAAATGGGACGCTGTGCAAGGCAGTTGTTGACACGATGGACAGCCAGGAGAATTTTTATACTGGCCAGACGTATGAACCCTACGGCGGTATTTCCGGACGGTTGATAAAAGTGTATATCAAAGCGTCGGATTTGCCGGAGATTCCAGCGGAAGGCATGGTATTCAGGGTAGACGACGAACCATTGATTGTCAATAAAGCATCAGAAGAAATGGGCATGGTTGTCATCTTGTTGCATGGATCTGAGGGATAAAAATGATATCAATCGAAGTAAGAGAAAATGACGTATCAAGAGTCGAACGTACATTGGCGCAATTTGCCGGAGATTCGTTGGGTGCATGCGTCAACCGTGCTACGTATCGGGCGGCTACAAGTGTACGTAAAATTGCCGTGATGAGGATTACCAGTATATATACAATTAAATCAAGAGATTTAAAGAAAATGGCACCTATTAAAAAAAGCGGATTGGCATCAACCATTGAAATCAAAGGACCGTTTCTTCCCGTTACTGATTATAAAGCATCAAGCGAAAATAGAGGTGTATTTGTAGCAATCAAGAAAGGAAGAAAAAAGCTAGTATTCCGTTCGTTTACAAAGAAAAACGGACAATTCAGAAAACGCCTGGGGCCGGAACGTCTGCCAATCCATGCTTTGTTTGGCCCGGCAGCGGCACAGCTGTTTGGTAATCCGAAGGTTGTTGAAGAAATGGAACGGGAAGGCATGAAAGTCTATGAAGAACGGCTGATGCATGAGCTTGAGCGATTGGTTGGTGGGGCATAGATGACGAAGATTCTTACACCATGGCAGTGCGCATCTGAGATATCTGATTGGATGAAAGAACAGTTAAAAAAATCTGGGACAGAACTATTGTATGAGTTACTGGACATCGAAACAGGAGCAATAAAAATCTATCCTGGCTTCTTGCCTTATGCCATGGAGCGTAAAGCAAAGCAGGCACTTTGCCCAGCTGTCGTGGTACGGCCGGTCATGATACGTGATCAGGAAACAGAATCAACCTTATCCATGGCGATATTTGTTACAACGTATGACGATGATATGATTAATGGCTGTCATGGCTTGTATGAACTCATGGAAACCATCAGGGAAATACTACTGACGAACAATCCCATTAATATGCGATGGGAAATTAAGAACGGGACGATGGAATCTACCATCCCGGATGAACAGCCATATCCTATGTGGTGGGGGCGGATTGATTTTGATGTCAATGTGCAACAGCCACGTACAGTCAGTGAATTTATATTAGGAGGGCCGAAACGTTTTGGATGAGACTAATGAAAAAATGACACAAAATGCGGTAGCAGAAGAAACAAAAGCTGTTGAAAACGCATATACAGGGCCGGTGATATACATAGGACCGAGCTTCCGGAATTCCAGATTGAATCACTGTATGATTTTTTCTGAGATTCCCGTGCCGGAAGGTGAAGACAGCGTATTGAAGCATCTTTTTGTCAAACCGGCAGAATTAAATGATGCATTGAGGGCCGTAGAGAAGAAAGGGACGGCACTCAACACATTTTACCAGAAAGCAATCAGAAATAATAAAGGGGGTAATTAATAATGGCGTTTTTCCATGGCATCAGGACATCGGAAATTGATACTGCGGTTGTAGCTACGGCCCAGACAACGGCCGGACTTCCGGTCGTATTCGGCACAGCTCCGATACATTTGGCAGAAGAGCCGAAAATCAACGAACCAGTCATCTGCTATTCCTGGTCCGAAGCGAAGAAATATTTAGGCTACCACGAAGACTGGGATAAATACACGTTGTGCGAGCCGATGTATGCAGAATTCAAACTCTTTGCAGTTGCTCCAGTGGTATTCATCAATGTACTGGATCCGGCCAAACATAAAAAGAGCGTATCCAGTACATCAATCACGGTAAGCCGGAAATCGGCAACCATCAATGATGACGTTATCCTGTCTTCGTTAACAGTATCGGCTACATCGGCAGGATCCGCCGCAAAGGCAGGGACTGATTATATTGCCGCGTACGATGATGACGGGAATACAGTAATCTCTATTCTGGATGGAGGAGCCCTTGCAGACGCCAGGAATATTTACGTTGCCTATGATGCGGTCGATGC